AATAGCATAAAGTTTATCCATCAAAGTATCAAACCAAAATGGATTCTTTTTATTCACTATTACTACTTTTATATAGCAACCTTTATACACCGAATAGTCATCATTTTGAATAGATTCCAGAGTCATCTCTTCATCATCATAATAAATTTTATGAAACATCTCAAATGGATTTACAATATACTCTATCTCTCTGGTTTCTGTATCAAATATATGAAATCCTTTTGTATCTTTATAATCAGACCAAGTTATTTGATATTGATTACCAAGATAATAGATGTTACCATTATCCGACTTGTGATGAAAGTGGCCACTAAAAGCCATGTCAAACTTGTTGAACATACTTGCATCAATACCAGTTTGACTATACTGACCTGCATGCATTTCAAAACCTTTAACTTCTAAATGTCCAAATAATACTTGAGCAGTTGTTTCTTCTATAGCTTTGAGGGATTGTTCTTTGTTTTCATCACATATCCAAGGTTGCAGAAAGAACTTATTACCATCTAATTCAATCTCTGTAGACTCTTGATAAATGTGAAATTGGGAATTTTCTTCTAAGCGAAGACCATCCAAACTATTTACTATGTTTGTATTACGAAAATATGTATCGTGATTACCAACTATTAAATGAAGATTTATATATCGTCCATGACACGCATCAAAGAACATTTCTCTCATTTGGTATACAGTTTTCCAGTTGATAAATTTTCGCCGGTCAACAACATCGCCCAAATGAATAATATCACGGATACCTCGTTCTTCTAGGGTGGGGAAAAATATCTCTTCATAAAACTTTCTGAAATAATTCATAAAAGCTTGACTATCATTTCTCGCACCGAAATGTGTGTCATTTATTAATGCTACCTTCATACTACCATAAAATATTCAAGGTTAGTAGTTTTAACTGGTTTTTTAGCTACACTCTTAGCCTTTTTTGCATCCTCAAAATTTTTGATAAAGTCATACATATTAGCCTTTTGGTCAGTATTCATTGTTTCTTGGTTATATCCCTTATCGTTGTCATTTGCAGACACTTCTACATTTTCCAATAAAGATGAAGAACTTTGCATGGTTTTATATTTTATATACAGTTGTTTTTTCTCTTTCTGTATCCTTCTAATAAAAGCATAGTAAATAATTTGAGTAAAATATGCAAATGGGTTAGATGATTTTTCTGGATTAAAATTCTTTATGTATTGAACACAATTTTCAATACCATCTGAAATCATGTCATCCTTAAAAGCATAATTTATAAAATTAGGTCTAAAAGAAAGTCTTTGTGCTATCTTCATAAAACAATCACCAAGATATTCTGAAATCATTGGTGGAAGTTCATCTTTAGCTTTAGCCTCATCAAACTCACGTTTGTATATTACCATTTCTTTCAAAAACTTTTCATTATCTATGTAATGTACTGATTTTGGTTTTGCCAATCTGTCCTCCTATAAGTTGTCATTTCATATATTATAACATAATAAATCGCTGTTGTCAACCACTTGACAAAGCTCTTGACAGGTGATATAATACTAGTGTAGGGGTTAAATGATTTATTAAGTCTTCAATTGTACAACATATTCAGCTACAGTAAATCGTTCTTCTTTATATATTTTTTTTCTTTCCTCAAAATGATCTAATGTATAATTATGATTACTACCATAAGATAGATCATCAGCAATATCATATAATGTAGCTATATCTTTCTTTTTAGATTTCCGTAATCCTCGGCCTATTGACTGAAGATTTCTAACCCGACTCTTAGAAGGACTAGCGAAGACGATGTTATGAAGATTCCTAATATCGACGCCAACACTAAATACGCCATAACTAGCAACGATGATTGCATTTCGTTCTGATTCAACGATATGTCTAATTTGTTCTCTTGTATCTGCATCCGTTCCTCCATGAACGAAAAATATTGTTCTACCATTTGATTCCTCTTTTATCATATCGTAAAGTAACTTTCCATGTTTTTCAACAAAACGAAATAGAAGAAGTGTATTAGTCTTTAGGTCTAGTACTAAGTTTTTTATAAATGAATTTCTCGCTTTAGAATTTATCAAATAATCCAGCTCTTCTTGATAACTTATTTTCCTAAGATCATGACATATTGAATCTGGATGTTTTATTAAAATTGCTTTGATAGTAAAAGGTGATAGATGTTTACTGTCTATAAGCTTCTTTGTTGAGGTGACCCTGTAAACCTTGCCAAATAGACCTTCTAGCACCAATTTATGAGTTAATGTTCCATCTAATGTTCCAGTTGTTCCTATACGATATTTTGCATTAATGCATTTGGTCATTATAGATGTGAGAGATTTTGACTTAAAACCATGAGCTTCATCACCAATCACAAGTTCATATTGTTCAAAGTATTTTTGTTGCATCTTATAAATTGACTGCCATGTTGATATTATGATAGGCAATTCAGAACCCTTATCTCTTCCAGCAAAAACCGTATGACAGTTGTTTGCTACATCAAATCCATATTGTCTAAAATCATTATACATTTGAGAAACAAGAGATATAGTAGGAACTAAAATAAGAGTCTTCAAATTTAAATACCTTATAAGTATATAGATAATCAAAGATTTACCTGAAGCTGTTGGTGAAAGTAAAAGTGCTTTGTGGTGGGTCAGGGCGTGGTTGGCAGCAATCATCTGATAATCTCTAGGGATTACTGGTAACTTTAATGAGTCTATAAAATCTTTCTTAATCTTTATTTTTTCATTATTAAAATCTGAATCAAACTTAACTTTGTAGTCTCTAGTATAGAGAAATTTACAAAGATGTTCAAACAATCCTCCATAAAGAAGACGGTTATGAACATTAAAAAGCCTAATCTTTCCATCCCAAAGTCTATTACGATATGCTGGCATAAATGTGTAACCAGGCACCATAAAAGTAAAATGATCACAAATTTCTTGAGCAGTTGAAGCTTCACAATCTATTTTGATATAGACTTCATTTTTTTTAGATATGTTAATTATTTCCATTTGTAAATTTCAACCAATCCAAAGCATTCTTTATTTGAAATCCCCGATTGTTTATCATCCTAATAACAGAGTCCAGATAGCTTACCTTTTCTTGTAAGACTACTAGTTGTTGTTTCAATTTGATTACATCATCATCCGATTCAATATAGTTAGCTATTTCATTTTTGAGAAGTCTTCCCAAATATTGTTCCCATCCACGCCTTTCAAGTTCTTCTTGAGACATTTTACCAGAATAATACTCAGTCTTAGTCCGAACTATTTTAGATAGTTCAAACTCAACTCCTTTTAGTCTGATTCGTTCATCAGTAAAAATTTTAAGATATTTGTCGTGGATTAGTGGAATACGAATGGATTCTGTGCCTAATTCTGTATAATCAATTTCACGGTCTTTATGCCAAAGTTCTTGAATATCTTCAAGTTTCAAATCACCTCCTAATAATTATTTTTTAATTAACTCCCGCTAGTGTCAGTTGTGGGGGGTTTTTCACCAGATGGATAAGCTCTTGATCCTTCGTATGAGGTTTCATTGTTGAGTAAGTTTTCAACTGTATATACATCATAACGAAAAGAAACATCTGCAGTAACATACTCTACATCTGTTCCACCACTATCAAATGCAACTGAAGAAAGGTTTAATGGAAAAGCGTCTTTAAATCTAAAATGTATTTGTGGATTCATATTACTGGTCAATACAGTTAAAGTTGCGTCAGTAGTCAATTCTGAAGTTGCTGCTAATTTTGTATATTTTTCTTGACCTTCTGCTGTTGGAAATCCAAGTCCGATAATCCAATCATAAATTGATAACCAATTTTTCATATTTTCATCTACTACAAATCTTATTGACAACTCTTCAAAACTAACCTCATCGCCAGGTAATTCTATCTGTTTTAATGGTGTGGGAACAGGAATAGTAGCTATAGAAATTCCAGGCAAAGTAGCAGCTTGACAAAAATAGTTTACATCTGGAAAATTATTGAGTTGAAACCTAAACCCAATAGGACTTAAAAAATTAGTATTGGTTGGTAAATTTTGTAATGCTGACATGAGTGGAATATCCTTTCTATAATATTTAGTCAGGACAAAAAAAAAGGGTGACCACAATTAAGTAATCACCCTTCTCACGTTCTTTAGGGGTAATAACTCCTAAAGACTTAACTTACATCAAATTGTCAACTCTGACCAATCTGTAGTAGTAGTTACCATTGGCGTCAATTGTTCCGTCACCATCGCTGTGTCCAAATGGATTGGATACGATTCCGTAACGTGTTTTGAAACCAATTTTTGGTTGAAAGGAACTTTCACCAACCGCACGAACCATTTGCAATGGAACGTAAGGACAGTAGAAGATACCTGCATCGTATGCAGATGAACCTTTGTAACCTACACAGAAGAAGTTAGTTGCTGACGCACTGAAATATGGATCAACATAAACTTTGTAACGGCCGTTGAGTGTTCCAACGAATGTGTTACCTGTGTCATCAACACCAGCTCCGTCCATCATTCCGCCCATGGCTAGAGCAGATGCGACATCTGAAGATGTGATGATGATGTTACCTTTTCCGCGACGTGTGGATTTTGCAATTGCATTCGCATCACGCTCTACTTGGAACATCAAACCTTTGAATTTCTCAACTGACCAACGACCATTTGAGTCAACATCAAGGTCAAATACACCAGCTGTTGATGTATTGTGTTGTGCTCCGTGCTCTGCACCAAAATAAATGGTACGGATAACTTCGCGGTTAATCTCTGCCAAGATCTCTTGTGAGAGGATGTTAGCAAGTTCTGTTTCAGCATCCAAACCGTGAACGGCTTTAAGATCCTGTGCCAATTCCATTGAGTACTCACCTTTGAGTGCACGTGTTTTAGCTGTAACAGTTACACGATCAATGGAGAATGACATTTGCTGGAAATCTTCAGCAGCTGTACCAGAAGTTCCAGTAAGACCGAAAGTTTCAGCAGTTGCCGTTGAGTTACCTACACCCAATACTGCGGAGTATGTTCCACCCTGAGCTGCTGCTTGTGCACCTGCTCCAGAGCTGACCATATCATCTCCAGCATCACCAGAATGTGTGGATTCTGGTTCTGAGTACATGGCTTCAGCACCACCTTGTGAATCGTAACGAGGACGCATTGCAAAAATAAGTCCTGTAGGCCCGGTCATTGGTTGAACACCACAAACATCATAAGCAACTAAATTAGGCATTGCGCGACGAATCATGGAGATCAAAACTGGGTCTTGATATTGTACTCCACCAGACGAACTTGCTGTAGGAGCAAGTGATGTCAATGAAGTTGCTGCTTCCATCAATGGGCCGTGACCTTCTGCAGCATGCTGCTCTGCCATGGCTTTTTCTTGGTTTTCCAAAAGAACGGCGGTAACCGCTTTTCGGTAGGGGTCTTTAATCTTGGGCATATCTGGATGCTCTAAGACTGGGCCCCACTTTTGTTGTAGTCCTTCAGCTAGATACATTTTTTGTAATCTCCTAAAAATGTTATTTGTTAAAACGAGTTAATGCAGAAGCATACTTACTCATAATTGGATCAACAACTGGTTCTGAACTATCTTGTTCTTTCTCAGTATTTTCCAATTCCTCTGTAATTGTTTCCGACTGTTGTTTAGGGAAATAATTTTCCTTAATTACTTCAAGTTTCTCAGAATATTGAGACTTGTCTTCAAAATCTATTCCATCAGCCAATTTACCTAGTTTTTCTTTTTCGGTATCGGCGAGGTCTTCTGAAACTTCTCTCAAAGTTTCAGCCTTTTTATACTCAGCAAGTTCCTTTTTGATGTCTACACTTGTGTTAATAGACTCATCAAGTTTTTGCTCTAGTTCTTCAACTTTCTCAAATAGATCGTCAACAAGGTCAACTTTCTCTTCTGGAATGTCAATGTAATGCTCTGTAAAGAGGTTTTTAAGTCCTGTCATAAAGTCTTCAACCAATTCTGATCGAATTCCTTTTTCAACAGCTAACTCATTTTCTTTCATCCACTCTTCAGTAACATAGTTGAGATATCCGTCAACTTTTTCGGTAATTGTGGACAAATGTTCTTCTTTTGCTTCAGTAATTTCTTTTTTGTAACTGGTTTCTAATTCATCAATCCGTGAATTGACTTCAGAAAGTACTTTAGCTGAAACTGCTGCTTCAAATATTGTGGAAGCTTTAGTTTTAAACTCTTCAGAAAGGTCTTCACCATTTACAATGGCTTCAATGTCTTCTTTGACATCAATTTCAAGATCTTCTTTCTTGAGTTTTTTAGATTCTACTGGTTCTTCTTCCTCATCATCAGCTTCTTCCTCTTCTGCAAGAGTTGAACCCATGATTTTTGAGAAAGAATCGGAAAGGTCAGACTTCTTCATAGTATTAAGTTGATTATAAAGAGCCTTAATCATTCCTGCTTTGGTTTTTGGGATAGAAACAGCCTCTTCGACCTCTTCTACTTCCTCAGCAACTTCTTCTTCATCAACTTCTTCTTTTTCTACCTTAGTTTTTGCTTCATCTAAGATTTCTTCGCCCGAAGACTCTTCCGCAACAGCTTGTTGCTCTTCTTCCAGTTCTCCAGCCGTTTGTTCCAAAATTTCTTCAGACATTGAAAATCTCCTAATTTGTTATCTGTTTGTGTGTTTACTAATATTATTTATAATAACTTATATTTACAACTTTACGATAAAATCCTTAAAAGCTTCAACAAGCACGTTTTCGCGGTCTTTTCTTGAAGATTTTTCAATTTTATCTTTATATTTTTGGATCTGTGTCTCTTTAAGTAGACCATTATCCCAAACCCACTCTTTACCTTCCATAATTCCTGCCACAAATGCGTCAGGGGCGGATGGGTCAGCAACTATATCGGCTGCTGTTGCAAGGTAGAAATCTCCCTGCACTTCTGAAATACCATTTTTTCCAGACTTTAAAGAACCCATACCTCTTGATGAAACTCCCAATTGAGCTCCTTCATCAATAAGGTTCTTTACAATCTTTCCGTATGGTGTATCTAAAATCTTAGCTCTTCCCATGAAATTTTGATCTACTTCTTCCAACTCTTCTATCATGTGGGAAACTCTTTCCAAATTGACTGTCGGCCCGTCTGGATGCCCCAATTCACCAAAAGCTCTTTTCTTCTTGATAAACTCTGTAGTATATCTTTTTGCTTCTTTTTGAAGAATTTCTGTTGGATATATTCTTCCATTTCGATTCTTCTTATTTGCTTGCATGAAGATACCTTCAATGAAGTAGTTCTTACCACCACTCTTATCGGCTTCTGTAAGAAATTCTACATTTGTTGCTTCTTCGCTAATTAGTTTCATGGTTCTCTCCGTTTATTATTTTTCTTTTGCACTGGCCTGACGCTGTTTAAAGGCATCTTTCATTTTCTTTTTAATTATAGGCTTCAATCTTTTTTTCCATTTACCACCCATTTTTTGTACTTTAAGATCGGCCTTCTTCTCTATACTGGTTTTTACTCCAATTGAAGCTTCGGGGTCTTTATATTTTCCTGCCTTATCTACTAATGTAATTGCTTTCTGTCTTACTGCCTTATTTACTGCCTTATCAATTTTGTCCTGAGAAGGTGGTTTTTTCATAGACCTTGCTCTTTTTATAGCAGTAATTTTTGATTTCTTTTTGGAAATAATTGACCTCTTCCTTCTTTGTTGAAGGGTCAACGCTTCCATAAAATCTTTAAATGCTTTCATTTAGTATACATCCGAAAATCCATGTGCATTAGGTGCATATCCTAATTGGCCATTCTTAAAGAAATTTGGTAACTCAAATCCTTCTAATTTTCCTATCTCTATTCCTATCATATAAGTATCAGCTGCAGCTACACCTACCGTTGTTACAGAAACATCTCCAAGTACGTTACTAGAATTTCCAGCTGCTGATCCCATACCTATTGCTCCGATATGATTACCTCCACCTGCATAATTTATATAACCATTACCAGCTACCAAATATGCAATAGTTTGTTCTGTATCACTTCCATCAAAGAAAATTCTAGCATGAGTAATACCAGATGCTAGATTCCACCAAAGTTTTCTGAGATTAATTTTTGGTGAAGCGATAGCCAATCGTGTACTAGCATGAGTGGTTGCAGTACAAAGTCCAGAAACACTTCCTGTCAATGTTTTTTCAGTTCCAACATCTGTTGCAGTTTCTGCAGTCCAAGCTTTAGGGGTTATATCAGTAGCACTTGTAACCTTGTAAGCTTTAAAAGTTGTTGCTCCAGCAGTGTAATCCGTAACTCTCAAATATATTGCTGTACTGTCATTTGTGGTTAGTACTTCTCCAATACAGAAATTAGTAGTTGGTGCAGCCGATATAGTTACAGTAGCTGAAGCATATTTTAACGCAGAAAGGTTAGCCCAGAGACTAGAAGATAGTTCAGTACTACCATCAGCAAGTCCAGTATGTTGTACCGAATACCTTGTGTTAGTGTCTGTTATGGTATTTGTTAATTTAGTTATAGCCATTTGTTATCCTTTTAACATCAAACTTCATTCTAGCTTGATGTTTAAATGTTTTCATGTGCTTTTCCTAGAACCTTCATAAATGCACGTTCAGTTCTTTGGATTTGTTGAATAGTTCTATTTTTTTCTGAAGAACTTAGCCCTTCTATATATTTAACCAAAATCTGCGATGTAAGCGGATCTATCGGTATATCTGTTCCATCATCTAGAGTAATTTCACTATCTTTTTTAGATTTACCCGCTTTGAGTAAATCATTCATTACACCTTCTGTGATGAACTCTCCAAATTTTAAAAGTTTGGAATTAAATTGTTGTTTTGAAATATCTGTTCCACCTTCTCTTTCTTTTTTACGTTTCAACAATTTTTCCTTAGTTTTTGCTGCTTTTGCTTTTTCAGCTGGTGTAGGGCCTTTCTTTGCAACTTTACTCCTACGTTTCATTTCT